GAGAAGTTAAATGATATGCATTTAATAACTGAAGATAATGTTAAGTTAATCTCTAAATATAGTGGAGTTGCTGAAGATGTTTTCCGAGATGTAATTGCTAATGAGGGTTACAAAATATATCAAGACAGCCATCAACAATTGGCACAGGCTTTAAAGACTAACGCACAACCTAATTATCTAGTGCAGGATAGCTTAAATTCATTAGCTAAGCAAACAATGTTTGAGGTTAACAATTTAATCAATACTACATTACCTAAGGCAATTCAGAAGAACTATAAACAGACTTTAGAAAGTGCAGTGGCAAGTGTTGTATCTGGTACTAAGTCAGATAAAAAAGCATTGTCAGAAGCTGTTTTAAAGATGTATGAGAGAGGTTTTACCGCTTTTAAAGATAGAGGCGGTAAGACGTGGACTGTAGAGCGTTACGCACAAACAGTAATACGAACTACTACTTTCAGAGTATATAGAGAAATGAGAGAAAGGCCTGCTGACGATTTAGGAATCGACACCTATTATTATAGTGCTAAGTCAAGTGCTAGAGAATTATGTGCACCATTGCAGCATCAAATAGTAACTAAAGGAGTAGCAAGAACTATAAAAGGTGAACGGGTGTTAAGTCTTCCAGATTATGGATATGGTAGCCCTGGTGGTTGCTTAGGTATAAACTGTGGTCACTACCTAACGCCTTTTGTTGTTGGTGTTAATTACAAGCCAGAACTACCAGAATATTTACAACACTTAACAGAAGAAGAAGCTAAACAAAATGCACTTGATAAAGCAAGGTTAAAAGCTTTTGATCGTGAGATTAGAATTAACAAAGATAAGCAAATACTAGCTAAAGAATTAGGAGATAAAGAACTACAAGCTAAGCTTAAACTTAAAGAAAAAACATTTAAAACTGGAAGAAAAAGTCTTATAGAAAAAAATCCCACAGTAATTGGAAAATATCCTCAAAAAGTGCTTACTAAAGGGGATGAAAAGGTGTATAATAAAGTTAAGAAAGATTATAAAGTTCTGAATAAAGATGAAATTGAATCAGTACAAAAAATTAGTGATTCTACTTATAATAAGTTAAATAAAAAAGAATTGAAATCTTTAAAATCATATACGCAAGGTGGATATCAACAAATTAATGATTATTTAGTCGGTGATATTTATTACAACCGCGGAGAAGATGTTGAAAATATTAGGTCAGCTATGAGTAAGTTTAAGTTAGATAGAGATTTAATCGCTTATAGAGGAACTAAGATGAAATATTTCAACGGAGTTAAAGAGGGTGATATTATACCTGGAAATATATTTTATTCAACTAGTTTAGTTAAAGAACGTGCATTAGAATTTTATACTGATATAAGAGATTATTACCAAGAGGACGCAGTATTTCTTGAAATACGTGTTCCAAAAAATACAAATTCTCTATATATCGGAGCTAATACAGATTTTCAAGTTAATGAGAATGAATTATTACTTTCTGACAAATTAAACTATAAGATTAAAAAGATAGATGGAGATCAAATGATATTGGAGGTACACGAAGATGACAAAAAAGAAATTAGAAGAAAAAGAATTTAATAGATTTAGTTATTTAAGACACATTCCGAATTTTCATAAGACAGATGAGGAATTTGAGGAGTACTGCCAATTTGCTAAAAGGTTAGGACTTCCAAAACCTGATAGAAATTCAAAAGTTAGACCATTACATGAAAAATAAAAGCACTTAGTAAATTTTTACTAGGTGTTTTTATTATGCAAAAATTCGTCCTGAGTATGACGTTAAAAGGCTTATTTTTTATGCCTTGCACGGTGTCACAGTGCTAAAAATTCAGTCCACGGGACGTAAAACGAAAGGAGCTTAAATTATGAGCTTAAAACGAGATATGTTAATCGAAGCAGGAGTAACAGATAAGGACGCAATCGATAAAATCATGCAAGCGTACGGTGCAGGGTTGGAGAAAGCGAAGCAACAAGTGAAGTTAGAACTAACTGCTGAGAATGACACATTAAAAGAACAACTTGAATCACAAAAAAATAAACTTGAAGAGTTAACTAAAAGTAATGATGTTAATTCAGAAGCTAAACAGGCTTTAGAAAAATTACAAGAAGAATACAACCAATTCAAGCTTGATAGTGATAACAAGTTGGCACAAATCAACAAAACAAATGCTATTGCTTTAGCACTTAAAGATGTTAAGGCACATGATAGCGATGTTCTAATGAAACTTATTGATATTGATAAGGTTGAGTTAGGAGAAGACGGGAAACCTAAACTTGATGAGGTGGTTAATTCGTTGAAAGAAAGTAAACCTTTCTTATTCGAACAAGAACAACAACCAACTACACCTCAAATTACAGTTGGTGGTAACCCTAACGGGAACGGAACAGCAGGTGTTGACCCGTTCCAAGCAGTAATAGATCAATATACGAAATAAAGAAAGGAATTTTAAAATATGACAACAAACAATAATAATTTACCAGTAAGAGTTTATACACCGCAATATACTAAGGTGTTATCTACAATTTTCGGCGTACAAAAAGCATTTGCAGGAGCCTTAGCTCCGATTCAAACATTAGATGGTGTTCAACATAACACTAAGGCTTTCATGGTTAAAACTAACGCTACACCAGTAGTAGTAGGAACTTACAATGCTGATTCAACAAAAGTATTCGGAGCAGGAACAGGAACAGGAAGCCGTTTTGGTGAATTAAAAGAAGTAATTTACACAGACACAGAAGTAAACTATGATTACTCACTAGCAATCCATGAGGGAATTGACCGTTACACAGTTAACAACGATTTAAACGCAGCAGTAGCAGACCGTTTAAGATTACACTCAGAAGCTCAAACTAGAGAAATGAACAAGAGAATTGGAAAATTCTTATCAGCAAATGCTGGAGAAACAAAAGAGCTTGCTAAACTTGATGAAGCTAGTATTCAGAAACTATTTAACCAAGTTAATGTTTACGTAGTTAATACTGAAATCAACGCACCAATTAAATGTTATATCAGAGCGCAAATTTATAATGCTATTATTGATATGGCTTCAACTAGCAAATCAAAAGGTTCAAATATAAATTTAGATTCTAACGGTTTATTAAAATATAAAAACATTGAATTAGTTGTAGTGCCTGAACAATATTTTGAAAATAATGTTGTTGCAATCTTCTCTCCAGATGGAATTGTTATTCCATTCATCGGAATTGAAACTGCTAGAACAGTAGAAGCTGAAGATTTTGACGGTGTTAAACTTCAAGCTGCTGCAAAAGGTGGTACATTCGTTCTTGATGACAACAAAAAAGCAATTATTAAAGTAACAAGCACTACACCGTTAGCATAGGAGGAAATAATAATGGTTAAATACTTAGTAAATGTAGATTTCACAGATAAAGACACTTACGAACAAGTGCCTAAAGGTACAGAACTAGATATCACAGTAAAACGTGCTGAAGAAATTTTAAAATCATTAGGTGAGGGAGCTTTAACTAATCTTGAAGAAGTAAAAGAAGAACCAAAAGAAGAAGTTAAAGAAGAAGCTCCAGCAGAAGAGAAAAAAGAAACTAAAGAGGTTGAGTAATTCAGCCTCTTTTTAGGAGGTTAAAAATGAGTTATTTAACTTTAGAAGAATATAAAGAACTAGGATTTGCAGAGATCGAGGAATTTTCAGAATTAAAACTAAAGGCAGAAATGGCAGTAGATTTATATACAAATTACTTTTATCAAAATAATAATTTAGAAGATGATTTTCCACCACGTAAGAAAGCTGTGAAGCTTGCTATTGCTAATCAAATACGCTACTTAAATGAAACTGGAATACTTACTGCTGAAGATAAACATTCATTAGGTAGTTTGAGTATTGGAAGAACTACTGTTAATTATGGCAGTAGTGGAAGTAGTCCAGCTAAAATTGAAGCTAGTAAGTATAATTTAGCGTTAGATACTATGAACTTACTTAAAAGTGTAGGGTTCGGATATAGAGGTGTTTGCTATGATAGATAAGCGCCTTTTAACTGATACTGTAGAGGTAAGTTTGGCAGGTGAAAAAGATAAATGGGGGAAGATCACTTTTAAAGAACCGTTTGAAATAAAATTCGTTCGGTTTGATAGAAGTTCTTTAGATAAGACTACAAATACGCAAAGCTTAACAAATATCACAAGGAACAAATCGGGAACCTTATTTATTTATCCAAAATTTAATAATGTTGTTGTTGATGATAGCTGGTTACAAGCTAACATTAAAGATAAGCACGGAGAATACAAGGTGATTAGTTTTGAAACTAATTATTTAGGAAATAAAGTATTCTCTTATGAGTTAACGGTGATTTAGATGTCGCTAAAAGTATCTTACGATTTATCACCTATGGAGAAGAAATTCGGACCAGGGAACATTAAAAATGCCAGGGTAATGGTTGCAAATCAAGTGGTGATTGACAGTGAAAACTATGTGCCAAGTGATGGTAAAGGAACTTTAAGAGCAACTGGACACGCTGATAACGGTAGCGCCATTTGGGGGACAGTATATGCTAGAGCACAATTCTATGGTACAAATGGAATCGTTAGATTTAGAAAATATACAACCCCTGGTACTGGTAGCAAATGGACTGAAAAAGCTTCTAATAGCAAGATGAAAAATTGGGAAGAAGTAGCTAAGAAAGGATTAGGAATAAGATGATTAATAACATTGATTTTCAAGATGTGCTTTGTGATTATATTAATTCTTTAAATTTGCCACTTGTAGCTAGATTAGATTATTTCATTGAATCAGATGATTTAGTGGTTAATTTAATTGCAGGTGGTAAGGTAGAGCGGTTATTTATGGACGGTACACAAGAAATTAGTTTACCTTTTGAAATTGCCATAAAATGTATGGATAATCAAAAAGCTAACTCGATCTTGTGGACTATCCACACCGCACTATCTGAGTTTAATTTGCAATTACCTAGTGCAAACAATACTTATCGCTTCTTAGGACTAGAGGTTGGAAAGCCTGCAGTCAACGGACGTGATGAGCAAGATTATTTTATTTATACGTTACGTATAGTAGCAAAAATTGAAATTGAAGGAGATATATTAAATGGCTAGACAAAAGAACGCATTAAGAAAACATTTTGTAGCACCTTTTGATAAGGCGAACGCTACAACAGCACCAACAAAAGAACAGTACAAATTGTTAGCAAAATATATTAAAACTGTTAACGATGAAACAGATGAAGATACTGATGATGTAGCATGGTACGACGGAGACGGAACTCCAGAAGAAACAGTAAAATCAGTAAAAGCAGGATTCTCATTTGAGGGGAACTTCGATGTAGAAGATGATGCGCAAAAACTAATCGCTGACCTTAGATATAAGGTTGGAGATGATAGAAAAGTATGGTTCAAGGTGGTATCTTCAGACGGTAAGACAGCGTGGGAAGCAGTAGCAATCGTATCTAAAATTAAAGCTGGAGACGGTGACGCAAGCGACTTTGAAAACTTTGAATGTACGATTAAGTGGACAACATTGCCAAAACAAACAGCAGTAGCATAATTTAGGAGGTTAAATAAGCATGGTAGTAATTAAGAAATTTGAGAATGTAATTCCAATTGATTTTGGAGAGTTTGAATTAAAATTTGTAACTAGTGATGAAAATGTTATTAAACTAGCAAATGTTGAAGAAAAAGCAGGTGTAGTTAAAGATAAGATTGGAGAACTAAAAGGAACAACAGAAGATATTAAATTAATCTATGATTTAGCTAAAGAATTATGGGTTGAATTATTCGATGAAGAAACTTTTGAGAAAGTTTATAATCTTTATAACAAATCTTGTATGCCAACGTTATTAGCGGTATTTCAAACACTATTTGGGTTAACTCAAGAATTAGGAAGCAGTTATTCTCCAGATAAGCTGATTAAGTATCTAAATATCAACCATGCTTAATTTAGCTTACAAATTAGAAGATGAATTAATCGTTGGTAGTGAAGTTTATAAGCTTAATCTTAGCTTTGATAATGTAATTAGGTTATTTGATATGCTTAATTCTAGTGATCTTGAGGAATATCAGAAACCACACTTTGCCTTATTAATGTTAACAGGTGAATCATTTGAGAAATACTCAATTGAGGACGTAGTTTTATTTTTAGATGAGGTTATAAAAGAGCATATCAAGAATGAGGAATTTAATTCAGTAGAATATGATTTAGCTGGAAACCCTATGCCAGTTAAGGAAATAGAAGAAGAACAGGAGCAATTATATAGTTTGAAATACGATTCAGACTATATTTTTGCTTCTTTTTTGCAAGCATACAATATTGATTTAATTGAAATGCAAGGTAAGTTGCATTGGAGAAAGTTTAATGCCTTATTAAATGGACTTCCAGAAAATACTAAATTTATGGAAGTTGTAAAGATTAGGTCTTACAAACCATCAAAACATGATAGTTCTGAATATAAAGAACACATGCGAAAACTACAACGTCAATATGAACTTCCTATCAATGATTAGTTTAAAAGAAAGGAGGTTAATATATGGCAGAGGGAAAAGTTAAAATAGATGTTGACTTGAACGAGAAAGGCGCCACCTCTGGTATCGGACGGTTAAAAAGTGCTTTGAATGGCCTTGAAAGTGCTGGAACTAAGGCAGGTTCAGTCTTTAAAAGCGTGTTAGGAGCAAACCTAGTAAGTGCTGGAATAAGTGCAGGTATTAGTAGTATTTCTAACGGTATTCGTGGGATGGTAACTGAATTAAACAGTTCAGCTAAGGCCTGGAAAACTTTTGAAGGCAATATGTCGATGATTGGTAAGTCTAAGGAAGAAATCGCACAAGCTAAGGGTGTTATGCAAGATTACGCCACCAAGACTATTTACAGCGCGTCAGATATGGCACAAACCTATTCGCAGTTAGCAGCAGTAGGTATTAAGGAAACTGACAAATTAGTAACTGGTTTTGGTGGTTTAGCAGCTGCAGCTGAAAATCCTAAACAAGCGATGAAGACACTATCTCAACAAGCCACCCAGATGGCGGCAAAGCCAAAAGTAGCGTGGCAAGACTTTAAATTGATGATGGAGCAAACCCCAGCAGGTATGGCGGCAATCGCCAAGGAAATGGGGATGTCACTTGATGAACTTGTTAAAGGTGTTCAGGACGGAAAAATCAAAACAGAAGATTTTTTCAACGCCATTAAGAAAGTTGGTAATAATGCTGATTTCAGTAAAATGGCGACCGAGTTTAAAACTATCGATCAAGCCATCGATGGAGCGAAAGAAAGTTTAGCTAACAAACTTCAACCAGCGTTTGAGAAAGTGAATAAGTTTGGAATTAAAGCTATTTCAGGTATTGCAGACGCACTAGACAAAGTAGACTTTGGAAACTTTGCTGAAAAGTTAGGTAGTTTCTTAGATAGTATTGATATTGATGGAGTAGTTAATGGAATAGCTACTTCAATTAAAAATGTTGTAACAGTTGCTAAGGAACTGTGGAAAGGGTTGAATGATAGCGGAGCGATAAGTGCCGTTTTAAGCGCCTTTAAAAACATTCAAAAGGCAGTAACTAACCTTGTTACAGCTTTGTCAAATAGTGGAGCAATTAGCACATTTGCACATGCTTTAGGTTTAATCGTTAACGTAGTAGCGAAAGTGGTTAGTGGTTTTGCTAAATTAATAGCTTCACTTCCACCTAGTGTGATTAGCGCCATTGCTTACTCATTATTAGGTATTGTAGGTTCACTAAAAGCTATCAAGTTAGCAACTAAAGGAATTGATTTAATCAAAGGGTTAAACCCGTTTAAATTATTCAAGAAAAATGCTACTGAATCACTAGATGAAGTAACAAAGAAAGCTAAAAGTTCTAAAAGTACCTTATCTCAAATATTTGGCGGTTTTGGTAAATTACTAGAATCAGCAGGTAAAGGGATAGCAACAAGTGCAAAAGGAATTGGTACTGGTATTAAAACAGCGTTGAGTGGTGTTCCGTCCGTTCTTACTGCTTTAGGTACTGGAATTTCAACTGCTGCACAAGGAATAGGAACTGGACTTGCTATTGCTTTTAAAGGATTAGGAAGTGCCATTGCAATGGTGCCACCTCCAACGTGGCTTGCACTGGGTGCCGCTATCCTTATGGTATGTGCTGGACTTGCACTTTTAGGAACTCAAGGAGATGGAGTTGCTAAGGTCTTTCAAGCCTTAGGAAGTGCAGTATCTCAAGTTATTCTTGCATTAGGTACTGGCTTATCAGCCGTTTTAGTTTCATTAGGTAGCGTTATTCAATCGGTTGGACTTGCTATTAAGTCAGTATTCGAGGGGATTGGAACAGTAATTCAATCTGTAGGTACTGCCATTAAGTTAGTGCTTGAGGGGTTAGGTTCAGCCTTTACTGGTTTTGGAAATGGAGTAAGACTGGCTCTTGAGGGAGTTGGGACTGTAATTACTTCGGTTGGTACTGCTATTCAATCAGCCTTACAAGGTGTTGCAAGTATTATTGATTCAGTTGGTAATGCTATTAAGTCAGCTCTTGAGGGTGTAGGTTCCGTGATTGAATCAGTAGGTAATTCAATAAAATCAGTATTAGAGGGTGTTGGAACAGCTTTTGAAAAATTCGGTAACGCAGTTAAAACTGTGTGTGATGGAATTAAAGAAGTTATTGATTCAATCGGTAACTCAATAAGAACAGTACTTGATGGAGTGGCAAATGTTATTCAAAGTATAGGAGAATCAGCAGAAAAAGCAGGTAACGGATTCAGATTATTTGCTGAGGGTGTTAAAACTCTTGTTGATTTAAGCTTAGGTGATTTAGTTGCTACATTAACAGCAACGGCAACTGGAGTAGGTGCAATTACTGCTCATGCTGGAGAAATGACAACGGCTGGAGCTGGTATGCAAACAATGGCAAGTGGTTTATCAATGTTAGGACAAGCAGCAACCTCTGTACAAGGAGCGTTTACTGCCTTACCAACGTTAATAACAAGCTTAACTACTTCATTAAATGCCTTACCACCTATCTTGATTACAACTTCAACAGCCGTTCAATTATTTAGTACTAACATCACTACTTCACTAGCTGGACTTATGACTGCCAGCGGTTCAATTAGTGCTTTCAATACTCAAATAACAAGTATTGGAACAGCAGTAAGTTCTGTTACTGTATCAATTGGTGCATTCGGTGTTGTTCTTTCATCACTAGCAGTAAGTTTTGGTACAACGTCAGCTTCAATTGGAGCGTTAACTGGTGTAGTTAGTGGCTTAACTAGTGCATTATCACAAGCAGGAAGTACAGCAACTAGCGTAGCAGGTCAAATTAATCAGATAGGTACTTCGATTTCATCAGTTGGAGCGACAGTATCTGGTATGGTTGCAAGCATTAGTGGAGCGATGAACGGGTTAGCTGGTGCCATTTCTTCAGCTATGAATAGTGCTTTAGGGTCTATTCAAAGCACATGCCAACAATTTGTATCTACACTCCAACAAACAGCCTCACAAATGGCACAAGAGGGACGTAGAGCAGGAGAAGAAGCAGGAAGAAATATTGCTGATGGCTTAAGAAGCAACGAAGGCAACGTCCGTTCAGCGATGGAAAGTATCAAGAATACAGTACAAAGCGTAGGACAAAGTATTGTGCCAGTTGCTTATAATGTGGGAGCACAAGTAAGTAATGGTGTTGCTCAAGGTATGTATTCAGCTTTAGGAGCGGTTACTGCTGCAGCAAATGCAATTATTAACGAAGTTGACAGAGCGTTGAGAGCTAAGGCTCAAATTCACTCGCCATCAAGACTTACACAGAAAAGAACAGGACACCACTTAACAGGTGGGGTTGCTACAGGTATGGTTAAGAATATGCCAGCTTTAAATAAAGCGTTCGATGTTTATCAACGTGCAATTGATAAGTTTAAACCTAACTTTGTGCCTGAGAACATGTTAAGTTTTAGAGGTGTTCCATCATTTGCGACAGCAGGTGGAAGTAGTAACAACGTTACAAACAACAAAACAAGCAACTTTGGAGCGTTGCTTCACATAGAGAATTTAAGCACAAATTCTGAAGAAGATGTTCGTAAACTATACGAACAAATAAAATTCTTAATTAAGGAGGAGAAAGACAGACTATGATAACTAAATACATTACTTATAACCAACTAAACACAAAAGAGTTAGGATTAAGATTAGTAGATGAAATAGAACTGGAATCTTCTTCTCAAACTGTAGATTTAGTTGAAATAGACGGTGTAAACGGTGCGAAAATCAAAGATAATAAACGGTTGAAAGTAGTTGAACGTACTTTCCCGTTTAAAATCTATGATGAAAAAGCTGACGTCCAAAACATAATTAATAAATTAAACGACTATCTAATCAACATTAAGCCAAAATGGTATGATTTTGGCTTGAGTTGGGATAGTGAGTATCTTTATAAGGCGTACTTCTATGAAACATTTAAAATCGAGGGAACATTAACAAGTAAGAAAAAATGTATCTTAAATTTTAAATTACACCCTATTAAATATCTAAAAACAGGACTTAATAAGATAACAGTTTCTAACGGTCAAATACTAAGGAACCCAGAAC